TTGTTTTCGACGGGCGTTTCTATTGTTCCAAAAAAAGATAAATTTATTTTCATCATATTTTTCTTTAAAAGAACTTTTAACAAAGTCTTTTAACTCTTCTTTTTCGCGCTTCGCAAAAATATCAGAGTTGACAGCGTGTGGTATATACAAAGATCTTACATCGGGCGCAACTGTTTTTACAACATTATCTGTGACCTTAGAGATCGTAGCAATAAAGTCATTAGATTCATAAAACTTTTTGTTATAAGTTGGATGTGGGCCATTGTCCCAAACGTGATAATAAACCATTGGTATCAATGGCCGTATTTCATTTTCTATTTCCCACAACCAACCCCAAAAACGTGGATCAGTCATAAACCAAAGAATGTCAGGCTTTTCTTGCCTGATTATAGAACGAACCAAATCTTGATTTCCATACCCATCGACAGGTACAGTAATCCAGTCGTCTCCAAATTCTTCAGTCTTTACTGGTTTATAATCGTTGTGCTTCATGGCACCACCCAAACTAAAAAATGTAAACTTACCAGTTCCTAGAAGTGCTTCAATCATATATCTGGTTTGAGTTCCAACGCCAGAAGGAGCAAAAGGCATGTCACTAATTGTCATGACCTTAATTTTCTTTTTGTTTTCCAATTTAACCTCTTAATTACAATGTTTTGTTTTATAATAATCGCACGTTCCAAATTTGCCATGGCATGCCAAACGGTTTTTAATGTGCTTTTTGTTATTTATATTATAGAGTGATTTATACAATAATTTAAGGGCATTCTCAGTTTTTTTAGGGCCGCTCGTTACTTTAAAGATTTCAATATTGTTTTTTTTCGCAGTTCTCTTAAGAAGAGCAAAGTGTGTTTCTACGTTATTAGAATCAATATTGTGTTTTAAACTAAAAAAGTGTTTGTATAAAGTTAATTGATATGTAGTCATCTTTTCAGATTTTCTTCTAGTGTCCCAACCCCAAGAACATGTTTTCCAATCGACAATGTGATATTTATCATCTGGGGTTTTGACAACTAAATCGACGAAACCTTTAAAATTATAATCATCATATTGTATGACTGGCTCAAACAAGCGTTCCTCAACCGAAACTAAACTGTAGTCACCAAAATATTCTTTAAGGCCCGGTAACACAAAATCAACCAACATGCATCCTTGAGATCTCATGTCGACAATTAATTTTTTATTTAATTCCATATCTTCCGGAAGACTTTTTAACTCTTTTATAAACTGTTCCTGAAAGTAATCTTTCGCATTAGAAATATTATTTTCAACTAACTGTTCACATACAGAGTGAATAGCTGTACCAAAAGCAGTGTGTTCGTTGCCAGCAAAACTATCGATTTTATCAATATAAGCTAATTTGTGTTTCCATGGGCATTCATTCCAAATTTTTAATTCTGAAAAAGATATATGAGACATTTAGGCCTCTTTGCCCTTGGCATATTTTGATTTTGTTGTTTTCTTTGGCTCAACGGTTTTAACTGCTTCTTTTTTAACTGCTTCTTTTTTCGCTTTAACCTTAACAATCCACAAGCCTTTTGATTCTTCTTGTCCTCGAAAATTAGATATTCGTTCCGGACCAGAAACGCTCTCAACTATAAAGCCGCTATGTTTTTCATTAAAAAGCTTCATAATATCACTCTGTCTTGTTTGCTTCTTATTCGCAGGTCGCATCCCTGTCCATTCTAAGCTTTCTGTGATTTCGATAGTTGTACTATCTAATATTTTTATTTTCATTGTTTAAACTCCTATTTCGTTTGGATTGTCTTCTAAACTATCCATTATATCATTAATTTTATTATAAAGTGCAGGGCTTATGTTTTTGAGGTAAGCCTTGTCTCTAAGAAAATAATTTTCAAAGCCATTTGCAAAATATTCATTAATGCTAGTTATTGCATATGGAGAGTAAAAAAGCCCTACAATAAGATTTTCTAACAGTGGATATCCTACAATATTATACAAATAATGATCAAAATATTTGTCATATTCAGTATTATAAAACTTTTTTTGAGGCGGATCATAGCCCTCTCGTTCTAATAACTCCCAAAGAGACTGACGTTTATTCAAAAATTCTCTTTCTATTTTTCCATCAGAATAAATAAGATTTCCATATTTTTCTTCTATAGCATGAGCAATTTCATGGATAAGATCATCAATCATATCATTTTCACTGTCTTGGTCATTAGTAACATATAATGCGCCGTCTTTATACTTTGCATTAAACGGCGCAGATCCGTTATCCAAATCCTTAAACTTTCCAACATAAATTGCATCGACATTATCAATTAATTTAGCTGGTATTAAGTTTTCAACCATGTCTAAAACGTACTGAAGATCAAAATTATAAGGAAGCTGATCCTTTAAAAAGACCAACTTATCACCATATATTAGTTTCTCTCTAGTGTTTTTCTTAGCATTGTTGCTGCTTTCAGCAATATAATCTCTCATTTATAAAAGACCATCCTTTATCATCAGCTTTTCGCCCTCATCAATATCATGCATCGCTTGCTGATATCCACGAATAAAATTTTCTTCGGCAACTGTCAAAAGAAATTCTGGAAATTCCACGGCTATTGTTTTGATAACCATTTCTACATTTACCTCATCATTTTCCGGCTTCATTTTGTTCCCAACATAATCAACGAGCCATTCTTTTAATTCGTTTGTTTTTTCTATCGGTTTAAGCAAATCCGGATTTTCCACGTCGGTCATATCAGACACATCAACATCATTCATATTAATTTTTCTCCACTAAAACAGAAAGAGCCTTTCTGTGGTTCCACACCAACTGAAAATAAAGCAATGCTATAACAGAAGGGATAACAAATGAATATGTACTTGCATCTAAGAAAGAATGAAACAATACGATATTCACAACAATCGGAGCTAATGCAACAAGCGCTAACTTAACATAGCGTCCAAAGAACAGAGCGACTCCACACAAAACTTCCATCCCTTTAAGTAAGGGGAAGAAATATGGCGCTGCAGCTAATCCACCTAGAAAATCATGTGCTTCTTGCGGTGGTGTTGGCGTCGAGAAAAAGCTAAAAAAGCCATTCAAGCCAAACACAAGAAACACCAAACCAAGAGAAATCCTTGGGGCGTTCTCTTTTACTTCATATAATATTTTGAATAATTTCATACTCATAATTAATTTCTCCTTTTAATAATATAACATTATAAATTATTTGTCAACTTTTTTTTAAAGTATTTTTGCTGCGAGAGTTGCAACCTTTGAACGTTCGCCTTTTATTAAAGTAATATGGCCTGATAAATCATGTACTTTAAACTTTTCTACAGCATATGCTAAACCATTAGACGTTTCATCAACATAAACATTATCGATTTGATCGATATCTCCAGTTAAAACTACTTTTGTGTTTTCACCCACTCTAGTAATTATAGTCTTTAATTCATGTGCTGTCAAGTTCTGGGCCTCATCTATTATAATAAATGCATTTGATATAGAGCGACCTCTTATATAGGTCAAAGCTTCGATTTCTATTGTTCCTTGCTGTGTATATATTCTTAGCATTTCTTTATCTTCGCCCATTAAATGCCTTAAGTTATCTTGTATTGGGGCTAGCCATGGCAACATTTTTTCTTCCATTGTTCCTGGTAAGTATCCGATATCTTTACCTAAAGGCTGAATTGGTCTAGAAACAATCAGTCTTTTATAAGACGTCGCTGCTTCGCCTTCTACAACCTGGGCCAAACCTGCAGCTATGGCTAAAAGAGTTTTTCCACTTCCGGCTTTACCGACTAAAGTTACAACCTTAACTTCTGGATCCATTAGCAAATCAAGTGAAAACTGCTGTTCTTTGTTTCTTGGTCTAACTCCCCAAATTCCTTTTTTGAATTCGCCGTTGATTCGTCGAAGGGGTTTCGAATAGTCATAAAATCTTGCAAGGGCTGTTTTTTTGTCATTAGAACTGGATACCATCATCAAATAGTGATTTGGAAATAGTTCAATATCATCTTTATCTAAATAAATTTTTTCGCCGCTATAAAACTGATCTATTAATTCATCGTCGACCAAATATGTTTTGAAGCCACTGTATAATTGATCTGTGTCTTTTAAAACTTGTCCGACGATATAGTCTTCAGTTAAAATATCCAGTGCATCACATTTTACTCTCATATTAATATCGCGGGATACAACTATAACCTTTCTTTTAGGGTTCTTGTCTTTTTCTTCTATTGCAGTCGTGATTATTTCGTTGTCTGCGATAGACATATCCAAAGGCTGTGTTGTAGGAGAGACTACAGAAAGAATTCCTTTGCCTTTGTCTATGCGTACACCAGAATACAAAGATCCTTTATCTCTTAAAGAATCTAATTTACGTATAAAACTTCTAGCGTTAATTCCGACGCCATCAAGGCGTTTTTTGTGATTATCTATTTCTTCCAATACCTTAAATGGTATTTTAATATCATTATTTTGATATGACATGATGGCGTTAGAATCTGTTAAATAAACACTAGTATCTAATATATATGTTTTTTTTGCCATGCAACTCCAATTCTAGCATTACACATTATAAATAGTGTTTAACGTTTTAATAATGAAAAAGAACTTCTGTTTTGTTCAATTCGTTTATAGTTATTAAAGGAGACTCAAGTTAAATGAAAAAATTATCAACATTAATTATACTACTTTTTCTAATGTTTCCAACCATTTCCGTAGCAAAAATAGTATATTGTGATAAAGAATGTTACCAATTAAACAATAATCATGTGGCTACAGTCAAGGGCCTTTTATATGAATCGGCAAAAAGACAGGATAAAAAAACAAGAAAAACATTTTCCCCGCTTGTTGCAAAAACAATTATATGGATTGACAAAATTCAAAAAGAAAAAAAAGTTCAAAGCTTAAAAGATTTCAAGAAAGATGACCGCGCTCGTTTAACAACAATGGCAATAGAAATTATTGTTGATGTTGTGTCTGGGAAAACACGACATAATGTTGAGTCTATTATGATTAGGTGGACCAAAAAAGGGTTTAGAGTGCTAGCCGAATATCAAGAAAGCGTTATTAATAACAAAACAGTAATAAAATATAAACTGGAGCTTAGAAAAAAATGATCAGAATTTTATTACTGTTTTCTACCTTTTTCTTGTTATCCACATGTTCGCCGTTGCACATTAACGTAGCTAAACAAATTCCTATGGGGTATAAATATGAAACAGAAAGAACAGTAAAATATTTACCTAGAGACTCATTCATACACGTATATGCGTATGAACGATATGAATTTTGTTATACAGTTAAAAACGAAGAAGAGTGTATAACATTAAAAAGAGGCGGAGCGTCAAGCGGATCAGGATTTGTTGTATACAATACTCCAAACGGAAGTTTGGTTATAACCGCTAATCATGTTTGCAGCCCAACCAGCAAAAAAATGACTCAAACACTAACATTAACAAATTTAGATGGAGATGAATTTGAAGCAAGGATTGTGGCCACAGATGAAAATAAAGAAAATGATATATGTATGATTTATGCAGAAGACCTTAAAAAGCCTCCTGTAAAAATAGCACTTAACAAACCGCTTCCTGGAGCGAAATTGTTTAATTTGGCGGCGCCTGCAGGGATATTTAATGAAGGAATGGTTCCTATATTAGAAGGAAGATATAATGGAGTTTCTTTTAAGGGGTCTGCAATGTATTCTATTCCTGCGGCTGGAGGCTCATCAGGATCAATGGTCTTAAATAATAATTTTGAATTAATTGGACTTATTCATTCTTTACATATAAGATTTCCAAACATTACTGTTGGGCCCGAGTTTGAAATTATAACTAAATTCATAAGAAAAAACATCAAAAACTATTCTAATTTATAGTTTCCAGATTGTTCGGCCAGAACGACTTTCAACTTTATTTAAAAAGCGGTGTATATACAGAACAAGCATCATTTTGTCTTCGTCACACTTTTCTTGGATTTGATCTTCCGTTAGTTTTTTAAATAAATTACAGAACCTCTCAACATGATCATCGATGTCTTTTTCAGTTGGAGTAAACGTGTCTAAGCTAGAAAAAAACGAATATGCCTCTCTACCATCAACATAAAGAAAAACATCAATGCCCGCGCTGCTTCGTGGAGCTTTCGAAGCCGTTAATGTTATTCTCCTAGGTTCACAAACATAATCATAAGAATAGCCCACTTAAATCTCCGAAAAAAGATATTTATTAAACATGCTTTTCATTTTTGTTCCGTATTCTGGGCCATCTATTCCATAAAGGGCCGCTGCGATAGAACTCAATAGAGAATTTCCATCTTGTGGGGTAAAACAAAAGCCTGTTACTTTTGTAACCCCCGCTAAACTAACTACATTTAAAGATGGCAGACAGACAACAGTTTGATTAAATATTCGGCCATAATAACCGTGATCACGTCCAAAGGAAAAAACTTTATTAGCTAAGTCTTTGTGTGTGAGGGCGACAAAAGGATTCTCTCTGAATAAATGTGTTACATCATGAGTATCATAGTGTCCAGACAAAGTAACGTTAAAACGAATTGTGTGCATGTATTGCGAATTAACTTTCATTGCACTTGAATACATAGGAAGAACATGATACATTGTTTCTAAGACTCTTGATGCGTCTTTTGCATGGTGTGTTCCGAATGCGCCGTCAGAGTGCTTATTAACTTGTGGGGAAGCAATGAAGCTTCCATTTTGACTGATATCGTTAGCTCTTCTAATACAGGTGAAATCAGAATCAATGATGTTGTCTAATTCTGGGGATAAGCTTTTTAATATACTACAGATATTGTGGGTATTGCAACTTACAACTTGTATAAAATCTGGTGTTGATCTTTTAAGAGCGCAATCGTTAATACCATAAGCGTATGGAAAACCAAAACCTTTTTCGCTTCCTTGTGCTATAAAAAGTCTTTTTCGGTCTTTTACTGTATCGTTTTTTTCTCTTAATAGTGGTAAATAATGCAACTCCTTTGCTGCATTTCCTGCTGGTGTACAATCGATTACAACGTCTGCCAAACTTAGGGCGGTTTCATAATCACATATTGGTGTGTGTTTTAAATAAAGAAAGTCTTTTTCTTTTTCTTTGTCGACAACTAATTTTGCACCACGAGAGCATAAACTTTCTACTTTAGCGCATTCGTCCAGCAAAGGAGTTCTTTTGTGAAAATAGACATTAATGTTGAGCTTCTTTTTAAAGTCTGAAAGCAACCCAATTAAAGGTTCTCCAATGGTTCCAGTTCCTATGATTAAAACGTTCTTTTTCAATTGGTCCCCCTTTTTAAAGAAATCTCATGAGAAGAAACAAAATGAATTTTTTTGTTCTTGTTTTTGACTTCAGAAAGAGTAAGGTATTGATTAACATTCCAACTCAAGTATTCGATATCTTCAATTATATAAATTTTATTTTTGAAGAAAACCTTAGAACCAATCAAAACTCTTTTTCCATCTTTGTCAAGAGCGAACCGTTTTGTCGACATTCTTTTTTCCTTTATTCTTCTTTTTAGATTTTTGAACTTTTTCAGGCTCATTCCAGAATTTTATTTTATAAGAAGAACCGTCTTTTCCACTCCTTCTTACTTTTACAACTTCATGAACACTTTCAAGTTCCTTTCTCTTTACGTCGGCCTCTTCAAAAGTTTTAAAAGTACCAAACGTTTTCCAAATTTTACAAACGACATCTTCCAAGATATTCACCTCTTATTGTTAAAAACTATTCTATCGGACTTTTAGAGAGATTTTAAGAAAAAACTATTCAGCAACCACATTCATATTCCATTTTCTTGTGCCGACTTTTCATGATATTTCTTTGCCACCTGTATAAGATTTTTAAATGTTTTGGAGTTTCTTTACATCTGCCGCCCTTTCTTCTAGAGCGCACTCCTGTGACCCATGCAGAAATCCAAATTCTTTTAGGTGTTTTATATTTACACTGTCTTTTGACTCTGGGTATCATTCTAACAATATGTTGCATCCAGCCATGAGCAGAAGAAACTGGATCAAGACGATTTGTTCCATACGCTTTTTCATACACCTTCCACATCTGTAGAATACCAATGGCTTTTGGTGTCTTGCCATTTTTACTAAACTTTCTGTCCCCTTTTGCACGGGGGTTAAAGCCAGACTCCATACAAGCAGCTGCAAGTATCATTCCTCGTACTGCAAGAGCCGGTTTATACATTTTTTCAACTTCAACTAATTTCCAAAGTAAATTAACATCAATACTTCTTCTTTTTGAAGAAATACAGTTGTTCTGTGCTTGATCTATTAACTCTTCATAAGAAAAGGGTTTTTCATTTTTTGCAAATGATGCTTGTGGAAGCATTAAAAAAAATAAAATTATTAAAATAAACATTATATTCCTTTTTGTATCTGGTGGAGACGCCGGGAGTCGAACCCGGGTCCAGAAAGAATTAACAATATCGTCGTTCACAAGAATAGATACTTAACCACCTAAGTATCAGCCACCCGATATAATCAGGGAATCCATTTACCACTCTTAAGGTGTTGGCTACCAAAAAGTACATAGTCTCCTATAATACTTTAAACCCTGCTTACGCGTACCACCAGTTTTATAACTCAAAAACTAGAAAACTGTCTAACTCCCTTAATGGAGTGTTAGAAACTCCAGATTACGCAGCGATTGCGTAATCAAATTCAACGTCGCCGTTTGCATTTAAAAAGTTTGAGTTTTTTGGCTGTGACACTCTCACAGTCTTGCACGCTATTATCTCAACACTCTGTCGAAACCGTTTCGTCCCCATATCAAAGATCCAATATTATTATAAGCTATATTACAATAATTGTCAATAATTATTCATCATTTTCTTCAAAAAAGCTTTCTGTGTCATATTTTTTTAATAAATGTCTGAAATCATTGGGGAGCAGACCTAAGAATCTTGCTCCTTCTCTTTTAGATCTAGTTGTAGAAAGTGCCATCTTTAACATAGCATCTTGTACAATTTCTCTGGTAGAATACCAAATTGGTATACCAAAACATTTTCCACCAAATGGTTTAGTTGCTAACTCTAACTTAAGGGCAATAATATCTTCAAGGGATAGTGCATTTAACATCAATTCGAATTCTTCTGAAGAAAGATTCTCTTTTCTTAATTTCTTAGAAACACTATAGTGAGCGTTTTTACCAGAAAGTCTCTTTTTCTTTTTCCAAGCCATCTTAAAATTAATTCTGAAAAATGATATACTATTTAATGTAATTATATAAGTTACTAATATTAATAATAAAATAAATTATAAAAAATACTTAAGTATTATATCTCATAAAATACTTCTTTTAAAGTATCAGTAGTTCCTTCTTGAGGATAGTCAGGACTTTCAGGTTCTTCTCCAACGTCTCCAGCCATTTCACCTTCAAACATATCAAAGTATAGTTTAAAGTTAGTAAGACCCCATTCTTTAAAAGCTGCAGCATCTTTAGGAGCAATAAGACCTTCATAAGTACTTACAATCTGAGTCTCAACATCGTTTAAAGCAACTTCTGCTGCTTCTGCGCCCTGTCTAACATAAGGATCCCTAGAATCAACCTTCTCGAACTTCTCTTCTTCCTCTTCTTCAGCTTTCTTTTCAGCTTCAACGTCTTGAGGTCTGGATGGTAGAAATTTGTCGGGATCCGGATCACTATTAACATCGTCTTGTTCAACTGCAACCTCAAAGTCAGCTTCAGTTAGCGCCATCTGTTTTTCACCAGGAGCATCTCTATTTGCATCGATTGGCGCCAACATATTTTTAAAATTTACCAAGAAGTGATATCTAAAAGAATCTCTTTCGACTTTGCTGGAGGATAAATTAGTATATGCATCCTCAATTTGAGTTATGATTCTTTTTAAGAGAGCATCTAATTTATTAACCCCAGTGTTTTTATGAATGACTTTATCGGCAACGGCAGTTTTTCTAGAAACTTCCGGAATAAGATGACGAACTAATTTACGCAATCTTTGTTCTTCAACTTTTCTACTTTTCTGTCTTTCCTGTACTATACGGATTCCTTCTCGGATCAATAATCTTAACTGTTCTTCTTGTGGGTTCATTCTGTGACTCCTAATAACTTAAATAAATAGTCTTCAACCTCTCTAATTAACCCATCTCTTTTTCCTGGACCTGCGTATCCTTCAATTCCACCAGAAACACCACCAAGACCAGAAAGCTCTTCTAATTCCTCTTCTTCTTCTAGACACTCATCATCTTCTTCTTCTGTACCACTGTATGCATATGCCACTTCTGGAACGTTTACAATTTCACTACCAAACATTGCAGTTGGATCAGCCTCATTAAGTGATTGTTCTATCAACCCGAGAAAAATACCCAGAGGAATCTGGGAAGTCTCCTTTAAGCTTTCCATATCAGCTTTGTTTTCTCTTCGATTGAGCGGACATCCTAAATCAGCGCTCTGAATAAGTATTTGAGCTATTTCAGCTTTTGCGCTGTCTGGCAACGGCGGGAGTAATTTAGAAAAGCTATCAATATCGCCTTTACATAAAAAGTCTCTCATTTTAGTACCGCTTATTTCTACTGTAGCCTTTCTAGGAACTCCAACTCCATTAATGGATCCGTCTGTCCACAAGTCTCCATATAATTTAGTCATCTGTTCATCAGAATAGTTGTCTTTTATATCTTGATCATCAGAATAAATATTTATTACTGTGTCGTTAACATTAGCAGTAATACCTAAAAAAGGAACGTTAAAAGTTCTATCACCTGATTCACGAGCAACTTTTAGTGCTTCACAAACTTCATGAACATTTCTAAGTGGAGATTCAGCTATTCCATCGTCTGGCGTTAACAATTTAATTTTAGGGGATAATTTTAAATTAGGCTTAAGAATATTTGTCCATATATGTTTCATATCAGAACCAAAAACCGGTGTTTCTCCAGGTTTGGGAACTTCAATTCTATTCGCGCCTTGCGCTAGCGTTCTTTTATCACCAGGATCTTTAATTCTTCTAACACCTCTTCCTGTAAATGAGACAAAGACTCCAACAATATCATTAATTGGCAACTCTAATTCTTGAAGCTCATCTGTGATCTCTCCAATTGCAGCCAATTCAACTAACATATGATGTCCTGCGTGATACGGTTTTGCTGACATCGGAACAAGACCAATCGCCACTTTGTTATCGGAGGGGTCTTCAAAATCATCTTCTATTTCATATTCTACGTTTTCAGTTTCTTCAGCAATCTCAGTGAGAGTATCTTTTTCTTTAGCAGCTTTGATCTTATCTTTTATTGCTCCTCCAACGCCTTTTGTAATGAAATCTCCAGTCACTTTTACTGGCCTGTCATCGATTCCTCTAATAACGATACCTT